AGTACAGTATATACAGGAATAGTAGTACCTACACCAGAACCTGTAACACCAATACGTGCAATAGAACCTGCTCCAAATCCTGCGTTAGTAATAGCAGCATTAGGCACAATAACATTAGAACCATGACTAACAGCTATAGTAGCTGCACCAGTAAAGATAGAACCTGCGCCTGAGTTAAGCATAACTGCAGTAATTGCAGAACCATCAGTAGTATACTTTTTCATTTGATTCTTTACAACAGCCTTAGCAAGGTCTTGTTGAGAAGTAACCAGATTGTTAGGTACATATACTACATTCTTTTTCTTTTGCTCAGACCACATCATGTCATCTTGATTCTCAATTACAGTAAGTTGAAAATCCAAACCTGCTGTAATATCAAGAGAATTTGCAGAACCATTGTAACCAATGTGATAGATTTGCTCCTGACCTTGTGCACCAGCTACACCACGGTAACTTGTTACTTTGTCTCCATAAATTCTAGAAGACCAAACAAGGTTATCACCATTGCGTTGTACAATTTGAATCCATGGAGAAGTTGCATAACTCATTGTAGATGCATCATATACAACACCTGAGCTATTTAAAACTACTACTTCACCATCTACAATGTAAGTAGTAGTGTTAGTAGGATCAGTAACCTGTGCATTTGCAGTACGGTTCACATTACCTCCAATAATAGTTTCTTGGATATTTTGAACACTTAATACGCTCATTTTGATTAATTTTTAAGGGTTAATTAAAGAATAATAAATTTAAAGATAAGAGTACCATTGAGAGCAGCTGCTCCATCAATGTTTCTAAATGTAATTACAAAGCTTCCTGCACTAGCAACCACTCTGAGGATGATAGGAAGGCCTGTAGTAAAAGAACCACCAGCAATAGTTGCTATTACAGTACTATTTGCAGTACAATAAGCATCTGTTACAGTGTAAGATACTGAAGTATTTGCAGCTGTAGTAAGAGATGCTGTAGTAATAGTACCACTTACAGCATTAATAGTAGCTGCTGTAGCAGAACCTGTTACTGCGTTAAGTACAGTATTTACATCTGACCTATTGTTAATCCAATCAAGGATAGGATTTACATCAGATGCTCTAGCAGGTTGGTTATTGCCTGTACCTGGTTCAAGTTGGGCAATCCTGTTAGATTTAGTTTTGATTTTATTTAATAGAGGCATTTTAAATAGTCTTTACAAGTTTATCATATTGTTCAAGAGCAAGCCTTTGGTCTCCAACAGTCTTAAGTGCTAACTCTACTGCAATCTCTACTATCTTAGTAGCAGCCTTAGATTCTAATTCACAATTTAGATTTGCTGCTACGCCTGGGCTTGGAGTATAAGCTGTACCATATTGAATTTTTCCAGGTTCTTTTAGGTAATCTAAATAGTATGCAGTAATAGTAGCACCTGGGAATGCTATAAGTTCAAACAGATTAGTATTAGTAGTTAATCTGATGATGTCTTCTTTCCAAGGCTTTTTAAAAGGATTAGTAGCTACTTTATTATACTCATCTCTTGTTACAGGAATAACTGGTACTCTAGCTGTCTTAGAAACACCACACTCATTATACGTAATTTGAGCTTCTTCAAGAAGAGCCAATCTGTATATGGGATTACCACTATTGTCCTTAGGCAAATGTACAAAATAACCATTAGGTTTATTCGTACTAGTGCTTGTAGCATTTAACAACGCAAAAGCATTAGTTGCTGGGGGGACTGCCCCAGGAGTAGCTGTATATGACAAAGTAATATTCTTTGTATAATCCAACCACTCCTGTGACTTTTCTAATCCCTTTTCTGTCAGTATTTTTAAGAACTGATATTGTGCATTGTTCAAGTATATGTCCACTTCCTCTGGCGTGACTTCAGGAGCAGAGAAATTACTCTGCTTGTCATACCAGTGCAGGAACTGCTGGTGCATATCTTGAACAGTCATTATCATCAGCTAGTAGCTTTAAGTTTAGCCATAAGGCCAATTTTAGTTTCCTGGAAATCATCTGCTCTAAGGTTTGTAATAACTTGAGACTTTGTAAGTCCAAGCTCTACTCCACCGTTGATAAAGAACTTACCACCTTTGCGGGTAATAATATTTTTACTGAGCAAATCTTCAAGAAGAATATAATCTTTAAAGTAAGGGTTGTCAAATGCAGCCAAGAACTGAGCAGGGTCATTCTCTACAATATTACCCAAGGTCTGGTCAATCAGCTCAGGTTTAGTAGTAGTATCAATCTTATAACGTCCCTCGTCAAATACTTTGAGGTAGTTAATCTTATCCTGCAAGCTCATAGAGCTAAACTTAACATAAGCTTTAGTCTTGGTATTGATTTTCTCAGAATCAAACTTAGCTTCTTGTTCTGCAGAAGAAAGAAGTACATCAGCTGTAGAATTTACAGCTAGGTCTTCTTTACCTTTTGCAACACGCTTAGAAGATTGAAGAACTTTAAACCAAAACTTATGCTTAACATTATTGTCACAATCCAAAGTCAAGCCTTCTTTAGGAATCTTGATTACATTTTTCTTGTCTGCCCAAAACTTTAGGTTATAGGGTGACAAGCTTCCAGGCTGAAGGAACATCTCTGCCTCAAAGGCAATACGCTCTTCTTCAGTAAGTCCTGTATTAACTACATCAGGATTTGAAGCACTTCTTGCCGCAACAATCCATATCTGAGCACCACTAAATATAGTGTTCCCATCATGGTTAGGGTTAATGGCGTGAAGCCAAGACTTTCTGCAAGGCTTCACTAACCATTTACCTGTTATTTTAGCAAGAGGACCAGCCACTTCGGATTTTGTGTTTACTTTAGTTTCAACTGCACTTTTCTCCATCACTTTAAAGTTTATAGTTATTAATAAGTTACATCCATGATAAGTTCTGCAGCACTCAAAGGATTTTTAAGCATAATACCTTGAGTAGTCTGACAGTACATTTCATAGCCATCTACGGGAGATGCACCCATGCCGCCATTCTGAGGACCAAATGGAGTAGTAGAACCAGGTACATACCACTTCACTTCTGCACGACCTTTAGGAGCAACTTTCTGAATGTTAGGCTCACCATTAGTAGTACCAATGTTAAAGATAGTCATACGATAGTTCTCAGTGTAACCTCCATCAGGAGCTTCCATACGGTGCAACACTGGATCATCATACTGAGGCATGTGGGCTACAGTAATCTTGATACCTTGAGGTCCAAGGAACTGTTTGTACTGACCTCCTAATGTTTTGTTCTGACCTGAACCTTTGATACGCTCAGTGTCACCAAGAGGAATAAGGATACCAATCTTATCTTCTACAAGCTTGTGGAACATAATCATTCCTCTGTCACCTGTAAGAACCAAGAACTCACGCTCATCTTCAGGAAGGATGTTGATAGACAAGTTTGTCATAACTTCCAGAAGATAATCCAGAGTAAGGGTATTGTAGTAGAATTTATAGGTCGGGGAGATTTGCTCACGAAGACCAGCACCCTGCTTAATCGGGAAACCATTAGGAGCTTTCTGAGTGAAAGTACCATCAAGGTTCTGATTAATAGTAGAGTACATAAGCTGGTTAGCCTTCTCCTTCTGCCATTGGAAATTAAATTCCATTTCCTGCCACTTAGTCCAAACAGTTACAGATTTACCTTCTGAACCTGTCATTTTGATAAGCAGAGGACGGTCTTGCATATTACCAGGAACTACATACTTCTTAGAAAGAGTAGAGAACTGGTTACGCATTTCAAACATAGAACTAAACTGAGTCTCACCATATTGGTCATTCAGAGTATTAGTTACTACGTTGTAGAGTTTAGCTACTTTACGACCTGCACGAAGAAGTTCGGTAGGTACGAAATAAGAAGCATCTGCTCTCATGTGGCGTACTGTAAATACCCAGTTGGTACCATCAGGACGACCATCATCTTCAATACGTACTCCATGCTCTACATCATCAAATGCAATGTAGTCAGAAGCTACAAAGAATTTCTCAGTAAGAGTAATTTCAAATGTAGTCTTTCCAAGACCAGGAGTTGCTGCATTGGTAGCAGAGTAAGATACAATAGGAATAGCACGACGGCTATCACCTTTGAGCATCCACTTGTATTCACCATCATGGTCAAACAACTTAGTAGGGTATTTAGAAAGGAAAGAATCCAGACCAATGTAACCCATACGATTGAACACTTCAGTTACAATGTCTGAAGCAAGCTGTACGTCATTTTGGTAAATCGCATACAAGTGGTTCTCTGTAGTAAGACCAGCCCATGATTTGGCATAGCTTACTTGCAAGGAATTGAGTTTTTGTGTTGCGCTCATTTAATTAAAGTTTAAATATATATTAGAATTTGTATTGTTTTTTAGACTGGTCAATAGCTTTACGGACTACTGACATATCTATTTTTCTGCCTTTACTATCTTCGGAATAACTATTAACAACTTTCTTGGTGTTCTGAGCAGCTTTAGTATAAGCTTTTCTCTCAACTGCCTCAAGTTTACCTTCAAGTTGAAGCACAAATTGGGCCACAGCTAGCTGCATTTCTTTGCTTGACATTTTATTTTCAAGCTCAGTTCTGCCATTTCTATCACGACGAGTGATAGCCATGAAGAGCCTTTCTTTATCCTGCTTCTGCATAGCTACACCAGGAATAAAACTTTCAGTTGATTCTATGTCTTTCTTCAACTGATTAAGCTGCTCTTCATACTGTCTTTGAGCCATCTTTTGTTGCTCTTCAGCCTGAGCTGCAAGCTGCTGCTGGTAAGACTGCTCATACTTTTTAAGTTTCTTAAGAGCAACCTTTGCTTCTTTTTCAAGAAGCAATCCATCTTTATACGACTCAATCTTTTCCTTAATCTCGTCTTGGTCATGGTCCTGCAATGCAAGCCATTGACCTACAAGCTCTTCTTGAAGATTCTCATCTTCTTTGAGGTTATCATCATTGATAGATTCAAAACTTTCTTCACGAGCCTTTGAGTTAATTAAGTCGTTAAGAGGAATACCTTTCATGTAACCATCTGCCAAATATTTCAACTCATCTGGCAGAGAGTTAATAGCTTCCTTTTTTACCTTTTCAAAGAACTTTTCTTTAAAGTACTCTTCTGAACTTTCAAACTTCTCTTCCTCATAATCAAGGATTCCTAGTTCGTGTGCCCATTTTGCAATCTCTCTAAGAGAGTCTTGCTCATCAGAACTGGAAGAATTATTTGAGGAATCCTCACTTTCTTCAGCAGCTTCCTCACCTTCATCTTTAAAAGAGTCTAGTGATTCTACTTCTTCAAGAGCCGTCTCTTGCAGTTCTTCTTTGTTTTCCTGCTCTACTTTAGTCTCAAACTGGTCAATAGTTTCAACTTCAGGAATTGTAATTTTGTCTAGTACAGACAGGTCTAATTTTTGTTCCATATTTTTATCTTTACACAGTTACTTCTACACGTATGAACAAGATACAAAATTAGTTTAAGGATAAACTATTAAACAATAGTTACCCCTAAATTTTGTAATGCTCCTATAGCATATTTATTATTTACCTTGTCCACGATAAGGTTTTTTCCAATTTTTGGAGCTTTTTAGTCCACTAGTTTTCTTCTTACTATGTACCCCAGGACGACGTACTTTAGCCTTCTTTTTGAAGGTAGTAGTGTTTGTTTTACTTTGCTTTGCCATGTTATAATCCTAATAATGCTTTTTCTTCAGGTGTTAATTTATCCAAGGCATCTTGCCGTTTTAATGCTTCAATATCCAGACCTCCTGCTGGTATAGTTGTCTTCTCATATACATCAACACCAATACTTAGTTTTTCAGACAAGTATGCAGCGTACACCACTGCATCCTCATACACATCAAATGCCTTCTCAGTAGTATCATCATACAGCCTTACTGCTGTACCATTTTCCATTGCATCTCTAAATGCTATTGCAGTCCACATATCTTAGAAAGTTAACATTAGTTGAAAATAGTCAATTCCGTTACTTAGCAACCTTGTAGTATTGTAAAATGCCACCTTTGTTGTGCCGTCTTGATAGACAGAGCAGAATGATACATTGGCGCCATATCCATTTGTACTTCCTTGTGCTACTTTTGGACCTGTAACCTTTTCAAGCTGACCATTGATAGAGCTAAATCTATAATATTGTCTTTGAGAATTTGTTACAGAAAAGTTGCTTCCTTGAGCTCCATATATATAAGCCCCGCCTTGTGTGTGCGGATTGTATGCAAAGTAATAGTAATCATTAGCACCAACCCATGAATCGGGTGTCGAGTTTCCGTTATATAACATAATTGCACCATTTGTCCAAGAACCTGTGGCTGCCCCAGAAATATCTAATATATCGTATGTGCTAGAAGCACCCCTAAATGAAAATATATTACTGCTCTTAATATTGTTCTCAGAGGTACTATAAACAGTAGGACTAATACCAAAGGCATACCAAGTCAATCCTCCATTAGATATTGCCACTGCCCTAGCCGCCCAACTTGTAGTATCCCAAGTATTGGCTGTAGCAGCAGTGTTGCCTAGATTACTAACGAAATAGTTGTATGTAGCAGTAGCTCCACCAAAAAATCCAATTATTCTGTCCGTGTCATTCTCAATAACAAACTTGCAGGTAGCACTAGGTGTTACAGTCCAGTTAGTCGCAACAGTATACACTGCGCTAGGACCTGCCGTGTGGGAACTAATCCTCCTCCTCTGACCAACAGCAGTGGGTATGGCTGTGTCCTCTACAATCCTAATCTGATAATTCCTAAACTTATTTATAGTGACACTTGAATCCCCGTTGGATGCTTGCCCTGTAATAGTGTTAGCAGCAGAGCCTGTAGCAAGCAAACAATTCTTAGTAAAATCACCCGTAGTATCATAGTTACTAGTGCCAACCATAAACCCTTCACCTGGATTCCTGTCACAAGGAACATACTGCTCGTCTAAAACTATAAGCTGATTGTGGGTAGTAGGTATGGTGGCTATCAATCCAGTAGTTGACAAGCTGCTATATGAGTTGGTAAGCATATCAAACCTTCTGAAAATATTAGCAGTAGCACTCGTACCAGTATTTAAAAATAATACCGACCCACTCAAAAACTCATACCTGTCACCAGTAGCAGGTGTAAAACTTAGTGGTTTGTCAAAGTATATTGTAGGAGTAGTTCCTGAACTATTAGCTATAATCCTTCTCTCCTCAATCTTACCACTTGACCCCGCAGCATTACCTATGATTCTTACAATAAATCCTAAACCATCTCCACGATTAGCAAGCTGATTAGCAATTACCGTGGCGGGTAGTGCAGTAGTCAATGTAACCTTGTTAACTGTTGCTCCAGCAGCAATAGTACCCATAGGACTAAATGTTGGGCAGAATACAGCATTTGAACCTTGACTCATTGTACCTCCAACACCAGTAGATGATATGTAGTTCCAAGCATCAAGCTTTGAATTGTATGAACATAATACATTGCTGCTATTAGAAAAAAATGTATGTGGACTTTGATAGTTTCTACAGCGCATATCAGGTGCAAAACAAGGACCAGTTGCACCTATAGGACTTGAGCTACTACCAGCCAAGGGTTGCTGTAACGCCCTCCATTCAGGTAAATCAATATTATACCTTGTGTTAATAGTTGTACTCATGTTATTATATTGTTTTTAAACAGCTGCCACTTTTGATTTAACCATATCTGATGAGCCAAGGTTCCATATCCACCCTCAGTAGCAACACCAAAATATAGCATTTGAGATACAGTGGATACCGTAGATACGGTAGTCAAGGCACCATTTGTGACAAATGTATTTAAACCAGTAGGTGTCATATTAGGCTCCCTGCGTATCATCTGAATATCTCTCTTGATACTCATTGCCAAATCCACCAAGTCAGTCTGCTGGGCATCTTCATTGTAGTACCATATCTGCAAATTATCCGTGTTAGACATAGCCACGGTGCTATAGTCTAAGGTCAACACGTTCCCATTGAGTGTTCCACCCAAGGCAGGATTGGCAAAGTTGTAGATAATGATGTTGTCCGTAACATTAGTAATTAGCAAGATGCCCTCCAACTTAGGAGGCACCCCATTCAAATTCAACGTGACTTGGCTACTCGCAGCATTAAAGCTGTAGCTACCATAGTCAACACCTACCATTACCTTTGCCATATTATCCTAGTGCTATTGCGTATGCTATTGCGTCACTTGCTGATACACCACCTGCCGTGCTAAATGTAACATAATCTGCAGCTGTAATGTATCCATCTGTGGTTGGAGAAGCTTGTGTTATAGTGATATTTGGAGTAGCACCACCTGTACTTGCCAGAGGTGTACTTGCTGTTACTGCACTTACCCCTCCAATTGTAGACAACTGATTTGCTACGTACTGTACTACAGCGTACTGCGAAGGTACTAATAAATTACTATTGTTTGCTAGCGTGGGATCCGTATCTATTGGAACACCTCTTGTAAATCCTTGTGCCATTATCTTATCTCCCTAAATTTCATTGCCCCAAAGCAACTCTGTGTGCCACTGGTTGAGGTTAATACCAATGATAAGGTACCAAGCGTTCTGTGTGCCCCAGCAGCATTTAATGTAATAGGATACCTAGAGTTCACCGCTGTATTTGTTACACCCTTCGCACCACCTGAAGCCGCCACATATCCCGCATCTATAATTATCGCAGGAGACCCACTTATTGTACCCAAGATGTTATACTCTGTACTACTATAGGTAGTATTTACATCGTTAAAGGTAGTAGTTCCAGTAATAGCTTGTCCTAAACAGAGCTGCCAATATACTGGCTGGTTGCCATTGTTGAATATCTCTACATCTATGAACGCCACCCTGCTCCTATTGGTAATTCCATTAAACGTCAGTCTGGGCCTTAAACTCAACACATGAGTAGGTGAGGTAGCTACACTAACTGCTGTACTAGTCTGACTGAACGTGTACCCAAACTGGTTCACATCGTCTAGTCCACCCTCACTAATTACCGTTGAACACAAGAAGTACATCGTGGTACTCACCGTAGCAGTACAGGTCATACCGCACCGCACAGGCAAACTAGCAGTCTGTAGATATGGTGGAGCTACGCTATTACCGTGTAAGAATTGATGGGCATAGATGATAGTTCCCCCTATGTCAAACCCTACACGAACTCTACCAGCATACAACGCCTGTAAGTCTATCACAAGGATTTGAACCTTGGTAAGATCAAGAGTGTATCCGCTAGCCCCTGTACCGTCGAGCTTGTCTAAGTTCCAGCTTGACTGGTTCACAAACTGATTCCCAGTGCCCGTACCTGAGTATATCGCAAACCTAGGAGTGGTCCCATTGAGCTGAAACTCTACACCATTTACCCCATCTGAGTATCCAGCGAATTTAAGGACATTGGCTACCCCTCCTTCAAAGTTGAATGTAAGAAAAGACAGCTGACTCTTACCTGGCTGATATGGGAGATACTCGTAACTCTGCATGTAACACTGCCCTCCCGTAGGAGTAGCAGAAAACGTCATAGCAGCATATCTATTAGTAGTATGATGAGCTATACTAGCCCCTGCCCCACTAGTAATCTGTTCAAATAAAAGCGGATGGAGGTTATATGTAAACTGAGCATTGAAAAGTGTCAGAGGATTACTTACACGCAGTCTGCTAAATGCATCAAGATTAGCCCCATCCTTAATGGTAAAGGCTGAATCCATAATGTTATATCCTGCAAATCCCTGTGACATTAGCTTATTTGTGAACCATATAATGAGAAGGACAAATTACCATTAGCTGCATAAACCTTGACTGAATCTCCTGCAGACAAAGTTACACCTATTGTAGCTATGAATGTGTCATTTCCTGCTATTAGCAAATCGTAATATATATAATCTTTGTTTGTAGTAGTAGCTCCACCTAAAGAAACACATACTCTAAAAGTAGTTTGAGTACCACCTCTATTACATACAATCAATGAACTAGCCACAGCAGAAGCTATAGAAGAAGAATACAGAAGAGTTTCTGTAGTAGCCAAAGGGGCAACTTGTCCTAATATTGCGTAAACAGTAGGCATATTATCCTCCCATCAATAATAACGGGTTTAACATATCTTGAGTTCCAGTAGAAGGAGTTACAGTAGTACCTGTACTTACCTGAGAACTACTTATCATACTATCTACATCTGAAGCAGTAAGCCTTTTCTTAGCAAGTCTTCCATCCTTCTGGCCTATATATACAGTACCATCCTTGTCAATATAAGTATATTTATATTTAGCAAGTTTATTAGCGTGTATAAATCTTATATTATCAGCCATTAACAATTACTAGATTTACCATTATTACCAACTCTAGGACCTACAGATACATAACTATCTTGACTCAATGTCAAAGAGTATACTGCAAGTTTATTAGTATTTGTGTCAAAGCTACCGCAATAAGTATGAAGTGAAGGACAAGGAGGTACAGGGAATCCAGTACTTAAATTTACTCCATAAATTACCTTATTTCCTGAAGTATCTAACATACCCACATATATTTTACTATTCTTAGGTAAAGAAATAGTAGCTACTCCAATTGATGTACAAGACGTAGTAGCAGGTAAATTATAAAAAAGTGTATCATTAAATCCAAACATAGGTACAGTATACATTACTTTTAAAGCGTCACTTGTACTATTTTCTGTATTAAGATTCAGACTATAATAAGTTACAATTGTTTCAGCGTTAAAACTTGTTAAAAAAGTTTCAGCTAAAGAAGCATTAGTCAAAGTTACTCCAACAATTTCTTCTGTAACTGTACTTGTAGGAGCACTTACTCCAAAGTATACATA